CTCTTTGACCAATTGCTGTATAAGTTCTAAATTCTGCCATTGTTTTTCCTTAAATAAAGTTTTCAAAAATAGCTGCTGCATCTCTGGCTGAACCAGTTTGCTGTAGCCGTTTCATTTGTTTTTTCTGTATATCGGTTACATTCTGCTTTACTTTAGCTCCAGACTTTACAGTCTTTGGTGCTTTAGCGACTTTTTTCTTAACACCAGCTTTACCTGCCATTAATTTGTCGTACTGTGCTGCTTTATGTAATACCAATACATGGCGAGAGTCATAGACTTGAGATAATTCCTCGTCTGTGAAACCAGCCTTTTTTCCGTAGCTACGAATGTCGTTTCTGACTTGTTCGCCTTTCGTTTTGTCTGAAAACTCTGGTAAGGATTCTGCTAGTTTAATTTGTTCCTGTTCTACAAACTTTTGCATTTGTGCTTGAGATTCCGTTTGTTGCTCTTGAGCAAGACGAGCTCTTTCAGCTTGTATAGTTTGTAATTGTTCTTTTTTTTCGGTCATTTCTGCGACCTTAACTGCATATCCTACTGGGTCGTTCTCTTTCATTGCTACTAATTCTGCTGGATTGTCATTTTGTCCATTTAAGAATTGTTCTATTGCTTGTAGCTTTGATGAGTAATCATCTCTAACTTTTCTAGCTTCAATAATAGCTTTAGCTTCCTGCTCAATGACTTTACGCTGTTCGGCTACTTCTTGAGTCTTTTTAGTATAATCAGAGCCGAGTTGATAAGATTTCTTTAGCTCATCAAGGGTAACTTCTTTTTCTTCACCTGCTGCTTTAATGGTGAAAGTTTGTTCTTCCTCAACTACTTCAGGTTCTTCAACTTCGGATTCTTCTTCAGCTTCAACTTCTTCTTCGGCTTCGGCTTCTACTTCTTCTTCCACCTCTGGTTCAGTTTCTTCTTCAGTTTCCTCTACTTCTTCTACTTCTTCGGTTTGTTCTTCTACAACTTCTGGTTGTTCCTGTGTGGAGTCCTCTGGTGCAGATAACATACCTTCAATAGCTGAAGCTGCATCTGTTACTGTTAGATTTCCACTTTCCGTTGTATCGGAAGTCATGGTGTCATCACTCATTTTATTTCCTTATGCCATCTCGGTGTGGCTATCCCATACAGGCTAAATGCCTATATTATTTTCCATGCCTTGTCTTTAATCTCATCATCTTTTGCGATAGATTCAAAACGAGCCATGAGTTCGTTAATAGTTCTGATTCTGACATAAGCTGCTTCTCTTACACTTGATTCATCATCATCAGAGTTAATAATTAGGTCTGTTAATTCTTTTTTCATTGCTTCTACTTCGTCTAGTAATTCTTGGCTTTGTAGAAGGTTTCTAAATGCTTCTGATTTGTTCATAGTTTAGGTGTTGTTATATTTTGTATTTTTTCTAAAGAATTTATAATTTCTGAAGTTTTGCTTATATCTGTTTTCTGTTTGTCGTTAGCTGACTTTTGTGCTAATTCTAACTCACGCAATGCCATCTCTTTTTCAAACTCCATTTTTTCTTGCTGAAGTTCTAACATTTCTTTCTGCATTTTAAGTTCTGTTTGCTGTTTCTCTAATTCTAGTTTAGCCATTTGCTCTTGCATCTTCATCTGTGCTTTTTCTCTTTCTACTTCTGCTAAAATCATTGCAGCTTTAGTATTACTATCTTCTTGTTTAGGAGCTTGGGCAGCAGCTTGAGCCATTTGCATTGCTTGTTCTTCTGATATTTCCATTAAGAACTGACTATCATCTTTGAACCCAGCCATATTAACAAACCTTGCTAGTGTATCTCTGTATTGTTTAATATTAACTAACGGGTTGTTTAAACCATATCCTTTAATTACTTCTTCTTGTTTAGCAAGAATCATTTGCATAGTTGCTAGTTGTTCTTGTTTACCACCTGTACCTAATCCAACATTTACAGTAATGTTATATTCTGTGTCCCATTCTCTAGGATTCATAGGAACAAAAGAGTTGTTAATTTTAATTATTCTTTCTTTGTCTTGATACTTACAGACTAATGCCAAAATACCTCTAAACAATGTACTTACACCTGTGTCTGCAAATACACGAGCTATTAACTCTAACTTACCTTGTGATGCAGATGTCATAGCACTAACTGCTGTAGCTGTAACATTTTGTAAAAGATTAGGGTCAAGACCTTGTTGTGCATCTGACACACCGCTTCGTTTTGCTTGAATACCATCTAGGTATTCCAACATAGGAAATGATTGTGCTGCACTACTTTGTACTGTCATAGGTACTAACGCATTAGGGTTCTTAATACGAATAACACCACCTGCTGTAGATGTTAGTAAGTCATCAAGATTAACCTGTCCCTCTACTGCTCCTACACGATAGTTGTTAGTTAAGTATAAGTTATCTAGCATTTGTCTAGTAACTGTAGACTTAATTAATTGTAGGTCTATTGCTCTGTCTGCTAAAGATTGTCCAAAAAATTTATGTGGGATTGGAATAGGACAAACACTGTGAAAAGGAACATAATCACATTCCTCACTCATTAATACCTCATTACCTGCATAGCAAACTCTGTGAAGCTCTGCTATACCATCTTTATCTAAATCTGTTTTTACATAACACTCGTAATATTCAACCAATTCCATTGATTCATCATTAGAGTCATTAGTATTAAAAGGTTGCTCACCTGCACCATATCTCGCTACCCTCTCTGGTGTAAAATCTAATGTATCACCCATAGGTAATGTTTCAACAACTTTTGGGTCATACCCCATTGCTATTAAATCTGAACGAGTTACTAAACTTCTTTGTGCTACAAAATCAGAATCTTCTATTGTTGTTGCTCTTTTATCAATTAAAAATTCTTCTGGAGCTACATTTTCTATTTTTATTTTAGAGTAATCTTTTGTGCGTTTACATTTTATATTGTAGTAAATATTTACAATAGGTGGTACTTCCATCATAACTGGCTCACCTACTTCGTTCATCATAGGCTGACCTGTCATTGGGTCTACTGCTGGTTGTGGGTTTTGCTCTATAACTTCTTCTACTTCTTCTTGCTCAACGATTTCTACTTCCTCGTCTTGCATAATCATAGTTAATTCATCTTCAGTCAGATTTTGATACTTTTCTGTTGTTGTGTTTTTCTTATCATTCCAATAGGCTTTTACAACACCTACTTTTTGCAACAGTGCATCTTTAAACCAATCGTGCATGATTTCAAAGCCATTGTTGTCTTTGTAGAATATATGATTAGCATAGGCAGTCATTTGTTCTGCTAAAGCACCATCACCTTGATTAACTGGCTCAAACTCTACAGCTTTATTACTGCTAGTAAAGACTTTCATAATTTGTGGTAATGCACCATCTACTACTTCAGCAACTTCACCAGTCACTATTTGTGAGCGACCTTCTACTTCATTGCCGTAAGGTTCACGCAAGTAATATTCCAATGCTGTTTGTCTGTCTTGAGATGTTTCAGTCTCTATAAAACCTAATGAGTCGTTAATATGCGAATCTATTAGGTTAGCAAGTTCTACATTATCTTCCTTGCTATTCATATTTTCTTTATCGTATGCCATTTATACTATCCATGAAGTGTTTATCTCTAGTGGTTTTGTCCATGCTTCCATAGGAGACTCATCCATACCGACTGCTAGGTATCTAAACGCATCTGATGCGTGTGATGCCCAGTCATGAAAAGGTCTGTCATGAAATACATTTCTTTTTTCATCAAATACTCTACGATAGTTTCGTAGTGCATCTAATCCTTGTTTTGTTTTATCTTTATCAAACCAGCAGCGTGGTAATATTTGTCTTGCTGCTGCAATACCATCCATAACTGATAACTTGGTTGCAACTGTGATGTTTAAACCTGCTTCTTCTAACATCTCTTTTCTTGACTTACCTGTGCCTAGCTCTCTTACAGCGACATCATGCGGCAGTATGTGTGTTGCGTACATATAGTCATGTTCTCGCAGCCAATTTACATAGTAATCAAGACCAACACCATGATTTTCTACAAAATCTATGAGTCTTATTTCTTTGTTGACTACTTGTGCTACCCATATGCTAGTAGAGTCTGACATACCTAAATCCCAGCCAGTATATGTCCTTGCTAGTTCGTCTTTAGAAATATCTATGATTTTGTTTTGTTCTTCTAGGTCATTAATAATAGATGAATAGTAAGCACCTTCTACTGGAGCATTAAAACTACACTCAAACTCCTGCATATACTTGTCATCACCCATTTCTGCTTTAGCAGCGAGTAATTCGTCTTTATCTACAATCTTTGTTTCAGATGATTTAAATTCTAATAGTTCCCAACCCTCACTTCTTGACCCTCTATCTCTCAAGTCTTTAAAGTGATTCTGTCCTTTCGGTGTACCCATTGCTACGCAGTAGCCGAGTCGGTCTGCTAGTGCAGGTCTGACAATCTCTGTGAATAGTGTAGGATTGATGTTCCCAATTTCATCAAGAACGCACCCATCTAGGTAGATTCCACGCAGACTGTCAGGATTATCTGCTCCATACAAGTTTATCCTTCTACCCATAAAGTCTACACGCAGTTCAGCAATGTTGGCTTTAGCTTCTAATGGTCTTGTATATTCTAGCAGGTAGTCCCATGCAATTCTTTTTGCTTGATTGTATGTTGGTGCTACATAAGCAAATCTAGGATTAGGTTTATCACAGTTCAAAGCACTATGTATCAGTTGGTTAATAGCACAAACTGTCTTACCCATCCGCCTATGAGCAACCACGACACTAAAACGATTGTTTTTAACCATCTTGTGTATTTCTTTTTGTGGTGCTCTTGGTATATAGCCTGTTGTTATTTGTTTAGCCATCTTATTGTAACTCTCTTACGAGGTCGTTACCCTATTTAAATTGTTTTAAATACTCTATTGCCTTTTTCATTATCTTTACATTGTCTCTAAATTGACCTAAACCACTATTACAATACTGACATAATAACTTTCTTACTGTTTTTGTTGTATGACAGTGGTCTACATATAACTTGGTGTCATCATTGTGACTACCACATAAATAACATTTATGTTTTTGTTTTTTTAGCATAGCATTGTAATCATCTAATGTAATGCCGTATCTATCTTTGTAATTTTTGTTGCGTATCTTGTCGGGATTATTAGCCCTCCAGATTTTACTGATTAATTTATTTCTTGCTGCCCTACTTAACACTTCCATCTAGCCCGTGCTGCTTTTCCACGCTCACCTGTCCAGCTCTTACTTCTGGCACAGAAGGACTTTCTTCTCTTTGCTGCCTTACTACCTGCTTTAACCTTGCCTGTAACTGGTGCTTTTAACTTGCTGCCAGTAGCACGATTATATTTAGCTCTACCTTTTGCCGTTAGTCCTGCACCCTGTTTAACAGAACGCTTTTCACCTCTACCTACAGATAGATTTACTTTTTTCTTTGCTGCCATTATGCTTTAGCTTTAGCCTTTTTTTTAGCCTTTCTTTTTGCTTTATTTTTTTTAGAATTAGGAAAACCTTTTTGCATTTCTTTGTATGCTTTAGCTGAAATAGTAGATTTCTTTTTACTTCTGCTTGTTCCTGCTTTCTTTTTCTTATTTATATTCGCATATAAGCTCATACACAGTCTCCTATAGATTCAAACCATCTACGCATTTCTTCTTGCCTTTCCTCATTACTTTTTTCTTTTTTCCGTACTTCATTACTTTCATTTTCATCACACATTCTCCACTTGTTCACATTTCTGTATGCGTAAACATCCTACATCAATAATAAAAAAGTTAAAATATTTTTTGTTTTTAGAATCATCCATCTTCATATCTTGATACCATTCAAAACCAAAGTGACATCCTGCAAACCAGTGCCATGACCACATATTTATCTCATCCTTTGTAATTGTTGTAATAATAAGTTTAATTCTTCTTGGCTCATAGGAGTTCCAGCAGAAGCACCATCTATGTCTATAGGCATACTTATTGGTTCTTCTTGTCGTAAATTAGGGTATGATTGATTTCTTAAATTAATAAAATTATTTATATCAGAATTAAGCATCCTTTTTTTATTAATTACTTCAGGCTGAAAATCACTTCCCATAGCTCCTTTTCTTTTTAACAATTCTATTTCCCTTAACATATCTAACTCTTTGTTAGCTACATTGCCAAAAGCACCTATTGCTGCCCCAGTCATTGGGTTGTTGGCAGCAATAATTTGCATAAGTTTGTTTAAGTCAATTTCGTTATTCATAATACTTCCTAATTTAGTTATTATAGAGACTGTCTAGAGGTGCTCTAGAGGTAGTCTAGAGGGTGTCTATAACAGATAAGATAAGAATAGATAAGATATATAGTGTGTTTTTAAAAAAAAATAATTTTGGGTACTGGGGTTTATTATTCTATTCCTGTTACTACTTTGATATTAATGGGTGCACCCCCTTCTCCAGTTAATTCTGTGGTATTTTTTTCAGACCACTGTGCTCTTGTCTTTAACCAGAACATCATAGAGGCAGTATCACCTTGTTTAGCTTTCTCAAACAATGTTCCAGCAATGATTGCATTGCTTTCTATCCTACCCTTGTCTAGTTCTTCCCGATAATACTTTGTCAATGTATCTTCAGAGAATCCTAACACTGTCGCGATATCTTCATACCTAGTTCCTACTTTAGATAATTCATAGACCTCATTTCGGGTGGTCGCTAAAACTTGGTGTCGGGGTCTCCCTGCCTTTTTTTTAGGCAATTGCTCCGAATCCCTTGCTATCACTGGCTTTGAGACTTCCTCACCTGTGGATAAGTCTGGCTCTAGAACCTGTAAGTTATTGATATCATTGAATTTATTCATATTGTTATGTTTGATTGGTTGTGGATAACTATTCGCAGTTCTTAACATCTGCTTAAATATTAAGCACAATGTTTAAACGGCTTGTTTTAAGCTCTTGTAAGCGATTAAATAACATAAGGTAAGGTTACCCCTCACCTGATTAAAGAAAGCCTTGTGAGAGAGCTTCTAGATAGCTTTATGAGCCTATATTATTACCTTTATCTGCTTATATCACCGCTAAATATAACAAAGCCCTATAAAGCCTGTAAATACAAGCGTTTAAGATTGTCTAGTTAGATTGATATTAAAGAGGTTGGAGGCTTAATTGCCATCAATTATAACATCATTTTAAGTTATCCACAATTAATCCACATGATTAATTTTTAAGCACAATAACCACAATTTAAAAAGGGTTAAACCAGTAGACAAAAAAAAGCCCCTAAAAAGGGGCTTGATTATTTGGGGTTGTTTAAACTATGCAATTTCCATTTCATCACCGCAATGGGTAGGATATCCAAAATTATTTATAGCACCGCTTGAAGCTCGGCAAATGAAACCGCAATGCTGACATTCAAGTTTTAACAGCCTTGTAGTTTGTTTAGTTCTGCCGTCAAAATTAACTTTATTATGCGGATATTTGCCAATTTCAGAAACCCATTTTTTTATTTTTTCGGCTAGTTCGGGGCTTTCTGTTGTCGCTGTCATTTTACCTTCAAGCCCAACCGCC